CGGCTTTGCGGCGTTGATTATTTGAACTATAAAAAATGCAACTGCGCCGACTATGTCAACAATAGCCGATATATTTGTTATTTTTGGCAGAACTTTGTTTTTCATATTTACGAGACCCGAAGTCTCCCTCACTCCTTTGAATCGGTTACGGGAAAATTTTATCACATAAATGCGATTTAATCAACAGCGGACAGAAAAAAGCGGCGAAATTTACCGCCGCGCATGATTAGCATACATTAATTATATTTAACTATATTCGCCTGTATCGGCTCTCCCCTACTAAACGAGGCGGCGTTTTCAAATGTGGTCTCGCTTATCGACTCAAGCGCCTCGCGGGTCAGAAAGCCCTGGTGCGAGGTGATTATAACATTAGGAAAAGACAGAAGGCGAGCCGTGACGGAGGTTTCGAGAATATCGTCCTCGCGGTTTTCAAAGACATTGTGCGTCTCCTCCTCATACACATCGAGCCCGACGCCCATAAATTTATGCTGCCTTATACCTTTTATAAGATCGGGCGTGCTTATCAGCGCGCCGCGCGAGGTGTTGACGAGGATAACGCCGTCCTTCATCCGCTCTATTGCGTTGATATTTATCATATGATAGGTCTCCTCGGTCAGCGGGCAATGGAGGGATATCAGATCGCTTTCGCCGAGAAGTTCATCGAGTTCGACATATCGAACGAAGTCGAGCGAGGGGTTCCGATATTTATCATAGGCGATAACATTCATCCCTAGCCCGCAGCAGGCTCGCGCAAACGACGCGCCTATCTTTCCCGTGCCGACGACTCCCGCCGTCTTGCCGCAGAAGTTGACTCCCGTCAATCCCATGAGGCTGAAATTGTTTTCGCGCACTTTTATATAAGCCTTGTGTATGCGGCGATTGACGGCGAACGCGAGCGCGAGGGCATGCTCGGCTATTGCCTCGGGCGAATACCCCGGCACGCGCATAACGGAGATACCGTGTTCCTGCGCCGCCGGAAGATCGACATTGTTATATCCGGCGCAGCGCATGAGAATGAGCCTGACCCCGTTCTCGGCGAGGATATCCACCACCCGCCTGCCGACATCGGACGCGACGAACAGGCACACGGCGTCATAGCCTTTTGAGAGCGGCGCGGTGCGGTAAGAGATATCCGTCTTGAGATAGTCTATTTCAATGTCGGGATATTTGTCCGCAAGCTTCTCGAACGCCTCGCGGTCATACGGCTTTGTATCATAAAAAAGTATCTTCATAGAATGCGCCTCCGGCAGTTTTCTCTGAATAGTATCTGCCGGACAGGAATGAATATTCGGGCTAAATGAGCACAATTTATCATAAAGAGTGAAAACAATGGGAAGAAAATACAAAAAAGGCTTGACTTTTTCGAGCAAATATTATATGATAATCAAGCTGATTTGCGGATACAGCTTCCGCACAGCGAAAAGGATATGATCCATTAGCTCAGTCGGTAGAGCACTTGACTTTTAATCAAGGTGTCCGGAGTTCGAATCTCCGATGGATCACCAAAATAAAAATCTCGAAACCGTTGATATATAACAGTTTCGGGATTTTTATTTTGTTCGGGGGCAGAGTCCTGTATTTTTCTCATGTGTCCTCAAAACAGCTGATTTTTCAACGGTTGGGAACAAATTGTGAACACTTTTTTCTTGCAATTATAAAGAATCGTGCTATAATGCAATAAAGAGCCTCCGGCTCTATATCCTATTTCTTCTTGTGGCTCTCGGTCAGACCGAGGGCCGCGTACTTTATTTTATAAAGCAGAAAACCGGGCAGAGGAAAATCCCCTGCCCGGTTGTGTTTTAAATCGCTCCGAAAAACTTTTAAATCGCTCCGAAGAGCTTGAGAATCTGCACGACCGCCCAAGCGCCGTAAAGCCCGAGCATGTTCATGAGGTTAAAAACAATAGCAGTTATCATTTTGTTACCTCCTCTGTGACATCATCAAATCCGTAGTCTTTACGGAACGCTTCATTGAATTTGCTCACCGTGGCTTCTATCAGCATTTTCAGCTCAAGGTCGGTAATCGTTATGCCCTTTTCATTCAGCATCTCAACGATTGCTTCAGCAGCTTTATCATATTTCTCCTGACCGTGTAGATCCTTGTAGAGCTGCTCGATAGCCTCGACGCAGGTCTTGGCAACCGCTTTCTTCGTCTTGTCGTCAAAATACTTCTGAAAGAGCTTCTTCGCGCATACGCCGAGGTATGATGCTATAGCTGTCAGAATGGTGCAAAGAATGCCCATTCCGCAGCTGTCCCAAAATGCTTTTATGTATTCCATGTGCTTGTCCTCCTTATTTGAGCAGCTGATTTACTTTCTTCTGAACTTCGGCAGGATCATAGCCCGCCGCTTTGAGTCTGATTTTTCGAATCGCGCCATTGCCCCACTTACCGGCGATAACTTCGCGGGCAACGGTGTCAACGGATTTTTTAGCCGGCTTTTTCTGACTGTAAACGATTTCATTTACACGCTTCTGAACCTCGTTCGGGTCATACCCGGCATTGCGCAGGCGTGTCATACGGTCGGCGCCGTTGCCCCACTGGCCGTTGATTACTTCGTGAGCGACCTCATCGACGGATTTCTTCTTTGTGCCCTGAGGCTTCGTCTGTGCCGCGTCAGCGACATATTTGACATACGGCAGCTTACCATGCTTCGACCAGTTGCGGCGATTGCAACCGGGTTTGTCGCAATTGCAGGCGGTTATCTGCACGCAGTTCTTCCAGCGCGGCGTACACTCGACCGCGAGCCCGTCGCCTATGTACACGCCGATGTGTCCCGGAGACCACAGGGCTTCTCCGATTTCGATTTTGCTGAAGTTTGTGCTGATGCCTGTACACTTCTGGATCATCGTATCCGCATTGATATCCGGCACACCGTTCGAAGCGTACTTCGCGCCGCCGTAGGGTTTGGACTTATCGCCCGTCCAACCCCAAAGCACGCCCTTTATAAGGCAGACGCAATCAAAACCGAAGGTGTCAGCTGATGCCGCTTTTATCATCTTCTGTCTGCTCGGATCTCTGTTGTAGTCGTTATTGTTGCAATAACGCTGTTTGTTGGATGCCGTAAGCGGTGCGCCGAAGCAGCCGTTCACATAAAGCGTCTTGTAGTGCAGCGCGATATCTTTCACCTTCGCTGCGAGTTCTTTGTTCGTCATGATAAATAACCTCCTTATTTTTTATAAAGCTGCTGTTCGATCGTATCGATCCTGTGGTGCGCCTGTTTGGCGGACGATTCGACAGAACTCAGCCGTTCGACCACCTTTCCTATCTGGTCATCCTGCTTTTCTTGCTTTCTCTTGATGTCATCAACGCCACTTTTGATGTATCCGAGTTCCGTTAAAACGACACCATCTTTCTTGCCCTCGTCTTTGTTGTCACTTTTGCCGTTCCGCTTATAGGCGATATAGCCAAAGATTATTGCGCATATAGTCCCGCACGCACTAAGAATCGTCAAGAAGATGTTTACACCGCTCATGTAGTCACCTCCTCGAAATAAATGCCCACAAGCTGCGACGGTACATAGTGCAGTATAGTTTTGCTGATTTTCCGTGACCGATTGATATACAGATGTTCATATCATTAACCTCCTGTTATTCTATTTTTTCGTCAAGCGTGACAACGAGATTTTCGCCCTTGCCTTTGGCAGATACGCGGAAGTAAGCCGCGCCCTTCGGAGGCGCAACATTCGCGTCTGTGGAAAATGCCGCAGCGGCGTTGGGGTCGTCAATTTGGGTTGGGTAATACATATTTCGCCCAAGCTGGTCATAGCCTAATACGCTCCCCTTGAGGGTGAAATCTGCATTATACCATGCGAGGCGAGCACCATATTCGTTCCACGTGATACCATCCCCGCCAATGCGGTAGACGTGCACTGCGCCGCCGTCGAAGGGGATAAATCCTGTTACGGTGAAGTGATTTAGGGCAGAGGTTGTTCCGTCAGATTTCAGCATTTGCCCATCCGTATAAGGCGCGGATGCTCCGTTGCTATCAATCGCGGTAAGCACAAGATTGTGATACGACACAACCTTTGTAGCCTTTGCGGTAATCACGACATCGCCCGTAACCGCCGCTATACTGACGACTCCTGTATCAGAGTTGTAAGCCGTGGACGTTATATCCGTGCCGCCCATTGCTATGGTGACGCTGCTCATGGTGTACCCGTCTGCCGCTGTGATAGTAGCACTGTATGCCGTGCCGTCCTCTGCCGCTACCGCATCATTGCTGGTGGTGACGTTGGTCAAAGTATTAGTTATACTGTGGTATACAGTGGCTGCATAGCCGATTGTGCGGTCTATACCTGCACCGTAGCAAAAGGAGTATAAGACCTGCTCCGATGGATTGATGACGTTGACATTGAAAGCCGTGTCTTTTCCTGTTCCCGCCGTCTTGTCATGCGGGGCAGGGTCTCCAAACGAAATGCCGTTCATCGTTACGACTCCGCTGTTGTTGCGGTAAAAACAGGCATTAGGCGTACACATACGCCATGCGTCAAACTCCGTTCCTTGTCCGTTAGCCACGCTGTGTAATTTCCCAAACTGGAAACAATGGTTGTGACCGTGGACGTTTGCGATGAACTTTGCAGAATTGTGACCGTTAAAATTCACCGTAACGCCGTTCTGCACCGTGCTTTTCCCCGCGACATAAGCTTTGACGATGTTTCCTGTCGGATAGGCGCCGCCTAAGTCGAGCGGGTAGTGCCCGAGAACTATAATTCCCCATTGCGCCGCGTCTGCTTTACTGCCGACGGCGTAAAGTGTCTGGGCGAACCATAGCAACTGCTCCGGAGAGCAGCAGTACGCAGCGTTCTCGCCGCTCACTGTCTCGCCCTCGCAGGTGTTCAGGCAGATGACACGGAGTTTTTTCTCCGCAAAATCGCGGTAACAATATCCGTATTCTTCACTGCCGTACACAGCACCTTCATTGTACTTCCAGATGTTATTTTTTAAGAACTGTGCGCCGACAAGTGTGCTGTATTCGCCAGTGTCATGGTTTCCTACCGTGCGAAGCTGTGGAATATTCTTCCACGCCTCGCCG